ATCCACGGCTATGGCTATTTTCGGCCCAGACCGGGACCATGCAGGACGGCGCCGGTATAGCGGCCGCCTTCAACGGCAGCGTCAGTAAACCATCGTATATGTCGGCCATGATCCTGACCACCGACTCCAGCTTCGGCAACTGGGTCGGGATCAATTGGGCTGAGTATCCGGCTGGGACTTTCCCGCTTGGGCTCGATACGCCGCCAATCCTGCATACGCTATCCAGTTGGGCGTTATATGCGCCCAGCGATTCGACTTTCGGTTCGACAGCCTATGTAATTCAGGGCAGCAATCTTGCCGGCGGCTTTGCTACCTGGACTACACTATCAGCTGGCAATACTGCCGGCGCTGTCGGCGAGGTTATCACCGGTACGGCGGCGGTTGGGGCTCCCTATCAGTTTCATCGAGCGGCGTTCTGGGGTGGCGCCGGTCTGCCGATCGCGATAGCGCAGGTGCAGTTCAGCGTTTCTGATACGGCAACGGTAACATCGAGCTAAGCCATGGCTGAGACCCATTGTCCATTACCGCCGATTACCGGTCCATCCACGGCATCAATGTCAACACCGGTGCCGCCGACCATTATATTTCCGCTGCCGGTACTGACCGACGACTTGGATGCTATCATGCTGACAAGCGACGGTGGTGCGCTATTGGTGGCAGTCTAGGGTAAGATAGCGATGGCGACCGAGCCGTTTACCACTTTCGTCCAAGTTCTGCCGAGCGCAAGCTCGGTATCGCTTGCTGACACTTTATATCTTCAGCAAAGCGGTGCTTCGAAAAGGACGACGGTACAAGCCGTTGCACAAGCCAGCGGCGCATTAATAACGCCAGCGAACTATTATATTGCTGCTAATGGGAACGATAGCAACTCCGGAACCTCGCCGCTATCTCCTTGGCAAACTATTACCAAAGTCAATTCGGTTACGCCGACGCCGGGATCGACGTTCCTGTTTCGTGGCGGAGATACATTCAGCGGAACCCTAGTTGTTGCTGCAAGCGGCCAGTCCGCATTACCGATTGTTTACGACTCGTATGAAGACGGTAACGCCACCATCAGTTCTGGAAACAACTCCGGACTAATAAGCGTCAATTTCGACAACCTCATCGTTCGCAATTTAACATTTATTGGCAATGTCGGCGTCAATACAAACAATGGCATTCAAATTTCGAATCCGGGCAATGACTGTAATAACTATCTATTCTTTAATCTGACCATAAGCGGGTATAACTGGGGCATTCAACTACTGCCAGGGCACCCAGGCGCCTCTCCACCGAATATGTTTTTTACGTATATGCGGAATATGACCGTTAAGAACTGCACTATTCATGACTGTACCGCCGGCATACAAAGTCTAGGGCAGAACGATAGGGAAAACCAATCGCTATACTCACCGCCATATTTTCTTAGCCAGTATAATTTTCTGGTTGATGGTTGCACCGTCTATAATCTGGCCTTAGGCGACGGCATAACCGCTCAAGGCATTGACGGCTTTACAGTTCAAAATTGCCTAGTTCATGATGTTGGCGGCAGCGCCACCGGCGCATCATTAGCTGGATTATATTCTGCTAATGCCGCCAACATACTTTGGCAGTTCAATGAACTCTATAAGATCTATGACGTTGCGGGCTTCGGCCATGACGGCATTGCCATGTATAATGATTTCGGCGTCAATAACGCCTTGGTTCAATACAATTACGTCCACGATTGCGACAATTCAGCGTATTCGACTACCACGGGAGATCTTCCTTCTGGACATCAGAACACTGACAGTGTCGTACTCCGATATAATATATTTGTTGGTTGTGGTTCTGTTAATCTCACGACGGGCACTGGAATCTTGCTAGGCACTTTGGGGGCAGGCGACACGATTACCAATCTTTATATTTACAACAATACAATCATTGGCGGGTTTACCACGACTGTGCAGGCTGGAGGTGCCCAGTTCGTTATCGGTCCAATTTTGCAAAACGGAACTACTCAAGCAATCATTGCTAATAATATTTTTGTCAGCGATGCCATTAATCCGATTCTTGGCAATTTAAACCTCGCCTTGATTAAATTCGTAGGGAATATCTATTATGGGGGCGGTCCCACCCCAATGTTTACTCAAACAATAGCAAATTGGCTGTCAAGCAATGTTAGCGGCAATAACGATCAAGAAGCTGTTGATGGCCTGCAGGTCAATTCTACCGCTACATTAGGAGCTGATCCATTATTGCTAGGTGGTTTTACTTCTTTTGGTACTGACAATTTAGCCAGTTTGCCGACGTTCCCGGTTCCCCAAACCACAGGAGCAAACAACCGAGGTAAACCGATATTTGCGCCGATGAGCTCGTCAACTAGAATGCAATTAGCTCCAACATCGGCAGTTTCGCGGCTAGGCATTGATTTGCAAACGGTGATACCGATGCAAGTCTTTATGCCTTACAATAATCATCTGGGAGTCGGCGGCTTTCCACAGTTTGATTTTGATTTCAAAGGTGGCAGGTACTATGGCGGCAGTGGGATCAGCGACATCAGTTGCAGCCGAACCGCAACGACGGCAACAGATTTGTTTGAATCCTCGCCGATTAATGCGCCTTATACGACGTTTGCCGCCAATACATTGAGGATTACTCCGGGCAGAGGCCTTCTTGTCGAGGGCGCCAGAACGCAATGGTTTACGAACCCTACCGCGCCCGCATCGCACACAACTGTATCCATTCCGAACGGCACCAGCATGACGATGTGGTGCAATGGACCGGGAACGGTTACGCTCACAAATGGCAGCGGAACCGTGAGCCTCATGCCGGGAGGTGGCGCGCCGATTGCCACCCATGGTCGACCCGTTCCTTGCAATATGACATCAACCGGAACGCTGACCGTTACTGTCAGCGGCACATTGTATGCTTTTCAACTCGAGAGTCCGACGAATGGAACCCAAACGACGTCGCTTATCACAGCACAAGGCACCTGTGATGCCGATGTGGTGACAACATCGACAGGGACAACTATAGGCTCTTGGTTACAGGCCTCACTTGATGGGGGCGGCGTAAACCATCCCGTTAGTGTATTTGCTTATTATAATTTTCCTTGCGGGCCATACGCCGTAGTTAACGGTATATTATACGCCGACAATTCCTCAAATTCCTCGGTATTCTATGCGACTACTTTCGTTGATGAACTTGAATGGGAATTTACTACTGGCGGCACAACGATCGTTACTCCTAAAAATCTCACTCAGTATGGTCCTCATGTTACAAACTCTGTTGCCGTTCGCACCGATTTTAACGGCGGGATGTGGATTAACTTCAATGCCGGACCCGTCGTTAGCGGAACCATGACGCCGCCATCGCCAACAAGCCCGATACATATAGGAAATAGAGCGGCCGCCGATCTTCCATTTTTTGGTTATATTGAGCGGCTTCTTGGCTTTGCCGCGGGTACGAGTCCAACTGCAGCGCAAATGCCGGTTCTTACGAACGTAACCCCTATTGCTTTCGCAGTTTCGATGCCAGCTTCAACGGCCATTACTCGCGACTTTTTTGGCAATCCAGCATACTTCAATAACAAAATCGGTATTGGCGCGCATCAAACCACGACGGTGGGAGGTACCGTCGTGCTCAATGGTGCCACACCGGTAACTGTCGTTGACCCTAATACTAGATTGAACTCGATAATATTCTTTACTCTGAATACCGTAGGCGGCACGGTAGGTGCGGTGCCATCGATCAAAACCATCACGCCAGGCACCGGCTTTACCGTTGCCGGTACCGCCGGCGATACCTCGGTTTATAACTATGTGATCCTAGGTTAGTCATGTCTTATAACTACACCGGCTATGTTTCGCAGACTGCCAATCTGATCGTCATCAGCAGCAACGATCCGAACTATCTGACCATGCTGCCGGGCATGATCGACTATGCCGAACAACGGATCTATCGCGAGCTTGATCCGTTGCGTGAGCAGATCACTGATGCGACGACTGCGGTATCGAGCGGGGTACGAACCGTTGCGGTCTCGACCGCGTTCGGCACCTATCTCACCGTTGACCAGGTCAATATCCTCAGCTCCAACAGCAGCACTCGCTATCCGGTTACGCCGGTAGCGCGAGCCTACCTCGATAGCATTTTCCCTGACGGTCCCAATAACACCATCGGCGTACCGTCATTCTTTACCATGGCTTCCGATACTCAGGTCATCCTTGGACCGGCGCCGGACCAGCCTTACAGCATTGAGTTCGTCGGCACGCAACGGCCGGTGCCGTTATCGTCGGCAAACTCCAGCACTTACCTGACGCAGAACTATCCGGATCTGTTCATGGCTGCCAGCATGGTCTTTGCCTTTGGCTACATGCGCGACTTTGGCGGCCAAGCCGACAATCCGCAGGCCTCGCAGTCCTGGGAGAACCAATACAAGTCCTTGTTTGTTTCCGCGCTATCGGAAGTCAGGCGAGCCAAGCATCAGGGTCAGGCTTGGGCGCCTTACAGCGCTTCACCGGAAGCAACCCCGCCAAGGACTTAAGCCATGCCGATGGGCGCGGTCACTCTGCAGCCTGGAGTCGATGTCGAGCAAACGCCGTCATTGAACCAAGCCGGTATTGCGCAGTCGCAGATCATTCGCTTCAAGAACGGCCTGATCCAGCCGATGGGTGGCTGGATGTCCTACGGCACCACCATTCCATCTACGGTACGCGATCTGCATGCCTGGCAGGACATCGCTCATCTCGATCATCTCTCGGCCGCCGGCACTGCCAATGTGGTGATCATTTCCAGCGGGCCATCAAAGGATATCACACCGCAGACTTTCACCACCAATCCGGCACCGAATTTTACGACGACTGCCAGCTCATTTGCGATCACGGTAGCCGATCCCAATAGCGGTCCGTCGCTGTACAATACGGTGTTCTTCAATACGCCGATCTCGATCGACGGCTTGCTGCTGAACGGTGCTTATCAGATTACCTCGGTGTTAAGTACCGGGTCCTACATCATCAATTCCAGCGTTCCGGCCGTCGCCGGTGTTTCCAATAGCGGCGTGACGCCGACGTTTCAGACCAGTGGCGGCTCGCCGATCGTTACGGTGATCGAGCCGTACAATAACTTTCAGTCCATCATTGGCTTGAGCCAGGCTTTTTATGCCCCGACAACCGTCGGCGGCCTGACTATCCAGGGGCCTTATTCGGTTACCAGAATTGTCAACCCGTCGTCGACTTTTACCATCACGGCGCCGACGCAGGCGACGACCACTTCCTCAGCTAGCATGAACGGCGGCAACGCCCAGCTGGTCTATTATGTGGTCGGCGGGCCTCCCGGGGTCGGTATTCCTTTTGGTGCCGGGGCTTTCAGCTCGAACCCCTTTGGCGGCTTGGGTGGGTCGTTTGCCGGCGCCAGCGGAACACCAATTACTGCACGCGACTATACCCAGGATAACTGGGGCGAGATCCTGCTGTTCTGTCCGCAAGACGGGCCGATTTATATCTGGGCTCCGGATACCGGGTTAGCCATCGGCGAAGTCATCACGACGGCACCATTCTTCAATGGCGGCATCTTTGTCTCAATGCCGCAGCAGATCCTGGTGGCCTGGCGATCGACCCTATCGACCGGCGTGCAGGATAATCTGGTGGTGCGCTGGTCGGATGCTTTGGATTACACCAATTGGACGGTCAGCAATCAGACCCAAGCCGGCTCATTCCATATCCCGACTGGCTCGATCCTCATGGGCGGGCTGCAGGCGCCGAACTATGGCGTGATTTGGACCGATATCGACTGCTGGCTGATGCAATTTGTCGGCGGCGATATCGTCTTTGGCTTTACCCGCGTCGGTACCGGGTGCGGTCTGGTCGGCTCCCATGGCGCCGGTGTTCTGGCTGGAACGGTATACTGGTGCGGCACCAATAACTTCTTCACTGTTACCCCGAACGGCGTGCAGCCGTTGCCCTGCACGGTATGGGACTATGTCTTTCAGAACCTCAACGTAGTCAATTCCTGGAAGATCCGTTGCGCCCCTAATGCCGTGTTCAATGAGATTGCCTGGTTCTTTCCGTCCATTAATTCGACCGAGAACGACAGCTATGTAAAGCTGAACATCATCGAGAACTCCTGGGATTACGGCAAGCTGGTGCGAACAGCCTGGACCGATCTTTCGGTCGTCGGCGATCCGATCGGCGCCGATACCGGCGGGGTACTCTGGCAGCATGAGCAAGGCGAGATGACGCCGGGAACTGGTGTGCCGTCGTTCCAATCCGGGTGGTGGGCGCTGACCGAGGGCAATGACTTGGCGTTCGTCGACTATGTCATTCCCGATTTTAAATACGGACTGTTCTCCGAACCTACCGATGCCAAGATCGATGTGACTTTCTTCTCGGCCGACTATCCCAACGATACGCCACGGATGTACGGTCCCTATACGGTAACGCCGGCTACCGAGTATATTAGTCCTCGAATTCGGGGACGGCTGATGTCGATCCAGGTCAAAAGCAATAACCAGGAATTCTGGCGACTGGGCCGAGTTCGGTTCCGTTATGCTATAAGCGGACGGCGATGACTATTGGCCAGAGCGATATCCTGTCGGCGCTGCAGAACGGCGTGCAGGCCATTCGCGCCCTGAATAAGACGCTCGGTCTTCGGTTTGAGTCCGCTACGTTTGGCAGCTTTACGTGGGCTGGAGCAACATCTTCGGTCAGCGTATCCAATCCGGCGGTGTTATCGACAAGCATTATCGTCTTCACCCCGACCAATGCTTCGGCTGGATCGCTAACGGGCAGCAATAAGGCGCCGTATGTCTCAGCTAAGACTCCTGGTACCGGTTTTACTTTGACTACTGCTAACGGCACGAATGCGGCCGGTACTGAGACCTTCGACTATATCGTCGTCAACTTGGTATAACGATCATGGCTGTCACCCCGACTACCAATAAAAGTTTTGAGCTGGTCACCGTCGGTACCGAGTCCGGCACCTGGGGGCCTTATGTCAACGGCAATGCATCGTTGTTGGATAACTTACTTGGCAGCGTTGCTACGGTAGCACTGACCAACGTCAATGTCGCTCTTAGCTCAGCACAATATCAGAACTACTTTATTAAGTTTACTGGCGCCATTACCGGGAATATTCAGATCACGTTTCCTGGTGGTGTTGGCGGGTTCTGGACCATTCTCAACGCGACCACCAATTCCTCAACTCAGTACATTACTATAAATACAACGGCGGCCGGCACTACAGTTATCGGCTTGCCGCCGGGACAGAACACCAAGATCGGCGTCGATGGCACTAGCCCATTCTACGAACATTTGCCGCACCATGTCGGCCAGTATTGGCACCATGGCGGCTCTTCGGTGCCGGCCTGGGTATCGAACTGTACCGTGCCGCCTTATCTGAATTGTGATGGTACTACTTTTACTGCCGCAACCTACCCGGCGCTTAATTCCTTTCTCAGCGGCAATACTCTACCTGATGCGCGTGGCCGGGTCATGGCCGCCTTGGATCAGGGCACCGGACGCAATGGCCTGTCATTTCTGCAGAGCAGTGGCTTTGCCAGTCAAAGTATTACGGTTGCTTCATCCCACCTTCCAGCACATAGCCATCCGATTAGCGATCCCACCCACACCCATCCCCTCGGATCAGCGGGTGGTGACGGATTCTTTACTGGTAGCGGTCATGGCTTTAGCGGTTTTGGTCAAGTTACGAACAGCGCTGCCACCGGCATCACTGTCTCCAATAGTACCTATGCCAATAGCGCTATTAGCTTCGGTACCCTGCCGCCGATCGTCGCTCATGGACTGACTTTGATCCGAGCTGGATAGATGCGCGGTCCTGCCATAGAGAATGTACTTAGACTTGCTCGTCGCTATGCGGCCGGCGGTCCTTTGCTTAGCGAAGATCTTGATCGCGATCTCCAGGATGCTGTTCGAGAGGCTTTTGGCAGACCGCCACCGTCGGATCTGGATAATTATATGAGGTTCTTGTTGGACAGATCCATCAGGACCGTGCCACCAACCGGAATACCGCTACCCGTACCTAACACAGCCAATGTTGATCCAATCGCCAGGCCACCTGGGACGGTTGAGCGCATCGAAGATATTGAGATGCAGGAAGGCGGCCCTATTGAGTTGCCGGAAATTCAAGTCAAGCCCGACCAGCCGCAGATGGTTAGTGAGGAAGATGTCGAGCGGGCACGGATGGATGAAGAAGCCAGGCAAGCTCAACCTCGGCAAGGCGGCATGTGGCCGCGAGCTTGGCATGCCATCAGCGATCTCGGCGAGACAGTTCCAAGAGCTGCTGAGCTGATGGGAACATCGGAGGGGCGGCAAAAGCTCTATGATGCTGCTGCCAAGAAATGGGCCGAAATTTCTGAAGCTTATGGCCCTAATCTTCCGCGCCATATTTATGAAGGTATCAAGCCTTTAGTCACAGCTCCCGGCGAGGCTGTAGAGAAAGGCACGACATCAGAACAAGCCGTTCCGTGGGCTGTTGGTACTACGGCTACCTTGATGGGGCAGGCACCGTTTGCCGCTGAAGGCTCAATTGGTGTCTTCGGCGGCAAGGGTTCGCCGCTTGCTAATCTTAGCGCGTTAAAGCGAGCCGAGAAGATGCAGGCCGCTGGCTATGGTGATGAAGCAATCTGGAATAATACCGGCTGGGGCTGGAATGCCAGTGGTGATCCGTTCTTTCACATTCCGATGAACAAAGCGGAAGTCAGTCCGGGAATGCCGAGACATCCAATATTTCCGGAGAAAATGTGGCTGCCGGATAATGCTACTGCTTCTCTTCCTGCCGTACTTCAAGATCCTACTCTCTATAAGCATTATCCATTTCTGAAAGACTATAAAGTCATTGGTATGAATAGCCTCGATCCCAATGCCTCTAATGTCGGCATGCATTGGGGTGACAAGAAGATGATCGGCGTTGCACCAGATGTACCGGAAGAATTTCGTAAGACACTGATCCACGAGGTAGATCACGCCATTCAGCAGCATGAAGGGTTTCCTGGCGGCGGGACCTATACAAGGTTTCTACCGCAGGGGTTTCAAGAAGAATATGAGGCGATACGTTCACAGAGAAAAGAATTCAACCAAGCGATAAAATCATCTGGCGCAAAACCATCCGATGTTTGGGGTTCGATAGTTAACGCTTGGCATGATCCGTCAGCTGTTACAGAAGCGCAGGTACCATTTCTTAAGGCTGTTCTTAATAGCGGCCGCTACCAGGACATGCTCGATTTTCTTGAGAAAGAAGATCGGTACATGACGATGGAAGAGGCAGCTAAGGATAATTATTACCGTCTGGCCGGAGAGGTGTCGGCACGTAATGCTGAGTTCCGGTCTCGGCTAACTCCGGAAGAATCGAGGGCGATTACACCCTGGGCTTCACAGCAAATGATGCAGCACCCAATCCCACGTGGTGAGGAAATCCGGCATCCGTCAGAGGCTCCGTCGATTGAACCGGCGGCGTCACTTAAAGAACCACAGTCACCTTACGATCTTGATCCCAACGCGGTAGCTAAGTGGGAGAAGGTTGGCGGTCAAAAGGGCAGCAATCCGGGCGGTACTTACCAGGATCCAGAAGGTAATAAGTGGTACGTCAAGACACCAAAGACTCCACGGCAAGCCCAAGAAGAAATCCTAGCTGGTAAATTCTATAAGATGCTAGGCGTACCCAGTGCCAATACCCAACTGACAGCTATGAACGGCAAGTTGGCGGTTGCCAGTCAGATCATTCCTGATGTCGAGGAGCTCAATAAATTCAATCCGAAATGGGGGACCGGAGAGCATCCTTGGGCTTACGTCAAGGATCTCCGTGAACATTTCCCGGCTGATGCTTGGCTGGCTAACTGGGACGCTATCGGGCTCAATAAGGAAAATGTCCTGGTCGATCCTGTAACCAAGCAAGGTTACCGTATTGATCAGGGCGGAGCGTTGAGCTACCGCGCCAAAGGTGAACCAAAGGGAGAGAAGTTCGGCAATACCGTTGGTGAATTAGATGAGATGCGGAAGCCGGTATACACTGCGGGAGAAGTATTTGGTGGCATAAAACCTTATCCCGATCCTGCCAATCTAACAGCGCAGAGGATTGCCGCTCTTAAGGACGAAGATATCCGCAATTTGGTCGAACGCTATCTCGGCAATGGTGACCCTCTTGCCGACAAGCTGATTGCCCGTCGTGATGATCTGGCAGATAAGTACGGGCTGACAGGGCCTGCTAAAAGTCCAGAGGCGGAAACACTTGCGGCTCTTGAGAAAGCGCTTGGCTATTATCCTCCGCCTCCGCCATCAGCTGGCGGTCCTGGGTTGCTTGAGAAAATGGCCGGGGATGAGGACCTAATTTCTAAGCTTCAGGCAGCAATAGGCCGAGGCCCAGCCCACATTTCACCAACGACTGGATTACCAGATCAGCTTCCGGTAATGCCGAAGCTGGATGCGGCGGAGAAGGCTGCTCTGCCAGTACCTAAGCTGATGAATATCAACAAGACCTACACTACTGGGCAGATCGTACAGGGAATTAAATCAATCGACCTAGCGACGGCGTCAGTGAGTCCAAAAATTATTACGGAGAAACAAGTTAACAAGATTGCTAAGCTGATAAGTGAAACTCCGTCGCCGGCTTTGGCTGCGGAGATGTCGAAGCTGAGTAAACCAGAACAAGCTAATGTCAAGACGTGGTTATCTGTGAACCAATTTGCGCCAGTCAGCAAAGCTCTGGGTGCTCTAGAGAAGGGCGGCTCTAAATATACCGCAGAAGATATTGCGCAGTATTACGACAATCAGCACGAGCATGAGCAGTACGTCTATGAAATGGGCCAGGGCATTGAGAAGCCGACTAGCAAGCCATCAAAGAAGAGTTTTGTTCCGCAGTCCATCCATGATGCAATCGAACCACTCAAGGTACCATGGTCAGAGTATAAGCCGCCGGGCAGCAAAGGGAAGAAGCTGACGCAGAGCGATATTCCTAATGCCGATTTCGATACACTGAAAAAGCAATACGGCTTCGGCCCACTGGAGCTCTGGCATGGCACCTCTTCTGGTAAGTCGGGTGAGTATTTTGAGATCCATGACCCCGCTACTTTTTTAAATAAGACTTATCAATCTGAAAAAGCTCTGTTCCTGTCGCACGACAAATCAATTCCGCAATGGAAGTACGGCAGTAATCTGCTGAACTTTATCGCCCGGCCGAAGAAGGTCGGTATTGTCGATTATCCCGAGGCTAAGTATCCGGGCCAGGGCAAGACTTCCGCCAGCTATAGCGGCTCAACAATGGCCAATCTGACCAAGGCCGGACATGCGGACGGCTACGACATGCTTGTCGTCCACAATATCTCCGACATGGGTGGGATACAGACTCAATACCTCGTTCTCAACAAAAACATCCTGCGCTCGCCCAAGGCTAAGTTCAGCCCTGCCATGATCAATACCGGCCACCCCCTATCCGGCCTTGCTGGATTTGGTGTGGGGCTGGGTGCAGCAGGGGCTGGATATGGTATGCTGCGGCGGCAAGACCAGCAGAACCAAGCCCGTGGCGGCAAGGTCAAGCCGCCAGTCGATACGGCGGCAATACGGCGGCTGCTCATGAGGGATCATCATGCCCGCTAGTCTAGTATTTTCGAAATGGAAGGCTGGTAAGCTTCACAGCGGGTCTAAGGCTGGACCAAAGGTCAAGAGTCACAAACAAGCTATTGCAATTTATCTTTCGGAAAAGCGCAAAGAGAAAGCGCATGGCGGTAAGTATCCTGAGAAGAAAGCTGACGGTGGTTCCGCTGAGCGGCCTATCCGATTGGCAATGGCTCGTCCTGTGGGGCGTGGTAACGAATGGTATGAGACACGGAAACGAGGTCCACTTTATATAGGCGAGCCACCATTGCTTTCAGACACTGGAGAGCCGACGTGGCCCCTGCCGCTACCCGGTGTTGTTCCGCCGGCAGGCGGGTTGCCAACTGGAGGAGGTCCGCACCCAGCCGGGATGGCTGCTGGCGGCCCTAATCTCGATCGCTTTAATATGGAAAACATGGTCATGCGTGGCTCGATGTACGGGCTACGCCATGAGGGCATGATCAACTCATCCATACCCGGCCGCACCGATCGGCTACCGATGTCGGTCAAGTCAGGCAGCTATGTATTACCGGCCGACATTCCTTCAGCCCTGGGCCAGGGTAACTCCATGGCCGGCGGCCAGATCCTGAAGAAGATGTTTAGTTCTGGTCCTTATGGGATGGCGCCGATGCATGGGATGGGTCGTGGCTCCGGTCAGCC